AAACCTTTTGCATTATCATTAAATTTTTTGATTACATATAGTAAGGTATAGAAGCCAAAATCAAATGTAGCGTCCTCAGCGTCCTTATCGTCTTTCTTTATCTTCCTCTTTTCTATATTCAATTTTTTCATATCCAGCATAGAAAGGGGCTTAATTATATATTTATTCCCTTTTATATCAACTGGGGAGGTAATAACTTTTTTATCTTCAGTATCCTTATTAGTAACCTTTTTAGTATCTACCATTTTAATCTACTCCTTTAAAAGTTTATGGGGAGTTATGGCACTCCCCGAGCCTTATTTTACTAACTCCTTTAGAATGCCTCTAATCACTAAAATATATACCAATCCACCTTAGTAATGAGGATATGGATTCTATTTTATATATAAAGGTATACCAGTTATTATTAAGAGCTATATTCTACTGTATCTTTTAGATTGATTAAAGTCATCTGGACTGCATAACCACCACCCGTAGAACTATACTTTGCTTTACCAGTAACCGAAGCGGACAACCTTCCCTGTCCACCTATGTTAATAGGATAAGCAGTATACCTTACCTGAGGCATATCAATCTGTAAAGTATATGGATATCCAGCTTCGCAATCTACACCCTCAAACTTGACCTGGAAATGTTGTTCATCTCCATCTAAAAAGTGAGTATATTCTGCTTTATCTACGAAGTCAATTACAAAGCTGATTGGAATAGTCCTTACTCCGTCCCTAATAATCTTTCGAGGTATAGTAGTGTTGTTAAGTGCATATTTAGCTACACACATATTATCAAAAGTCATTGAAAAACTTTCAAGGTCATTATTAATATCTCCAGACGAAGTTCCACCTATCTTTACGACTGCATTTTCCCAGACAAATGGGTCAGTGGCTTCAACTGATAAAGCAGTTGCATCTATATACCCTGCATTCTTCGCAATGATTCCGCAAGTAGCTTTTAGAATTTTATCGGTAGTAGAAAAACTTAAAGTAAAAGCATTGACTACTGCACCTAAATACTGGAACGCTTGTCCCTCATCCCTATATACTTCTAAAGTATAAGGTCTTAATGGACAGTCTGCGTGGAACTCTTCTGCCGCTGTTTGCATTGGTGTAAATACATGTTGTCTTCCACTTGAGGCATCTGTTTCAGTAATCTTCCTTACATCATCAAGGTGGATAATACACTCACCTACATCAGTTACATATTTCAATCCTAAACTTATAATAGCACCCAACCCTGAAGATTCAGGTATTGCTAAAGTTGACTCTTTCCAAACATCTGCAGCGTAAGTATCCATGTTTAGTAATTGTGTTGGTGAACTACAACCAGTACTATCATCTAACAAGAATTGCATATCTCCTGAACTACATCCTATATCATGCTTAACCCAAAGTTTAATATGGGTTGCTTCAGTCATATCATTAGAACCAATAACCTCGGTTACCAAAATGTCGCCAGTAGTTACACTATCGGTTACAGTAATCTTAGCAGATGCAGTGCCCTTCTTCTTATCGCCTACGTCTATACTTGAGTAAACCCCTTCATCTACTACCTCATTCCAGGCATCATTACAATTTTCTATCTCTAACTCTGCTGTTCCTGCTGGTGTTGCAGCTGCTGGTATATCCAAAGCACTCCTTAATATATGTCCAAAACTCGTAGGATGCACTTCTATTACAACATCTCCAGCAAAAGCCCTCTCTCCTTGGTAAGATGCAGACTCATCAAGTATTCCTTTTTGAGCAGCACTTAGTACTTCTTCAATGTCTGTAGTTAAAGATTCAGTAACAAATGGTAAGAAGAAGTCATTGACTCCTGTACTTGCCCTTGTTCCCCAAGTCGTTTCTTTTTTAATCCCTACATGTCCTCTTGATCCTTGTGGCATTATTTATCATCTCCTTCCTTTTTAGATTTTTTAACTTCTAATTTTTTAGGGATATCTTCAAAAGATTTCGACTTATCTTTTATAGTCCCCCATGTTAAAGTTTTTTTAACTTTAATCTTTTTCTTCCTAACTTTTACTTCATCGAAGTAGCCAGTTGCTAAATACCTTTTCGCCTCTAACTCATCATCAATTTTTATGACTTGATTAGGCTTAAAGACTCCAAATCCGACTACTTCAAGCTCAATATTACGATTAAATTTTACTTTCATAATATCACCTTCCTTTTAAACTACTATTCTTTTAGTATATTCGACCTTAGTGACAGAAATCCTAAGTCGGACTCCACCTTCTTTTTCTCCATAGACAAATTTGGAATCTCCTAATTCGCCCGTATAACATTCGCCACTTAAAGGTTGATTAGGAGGCTTCATATCAGCCCTCAAAGCATCCCTCATTGCCTCAGTTAAAGTTATAATAGACAAGGCATTAGCTGCAGTATCTGCAAACTTCACATATATAATTATCTCTGCAGTATATGTCTCATTACGAACTGAGTGTTGTGCTATTACTGGCATAACTTCACCTAATAATCCAGGAACACCAACACAGGCTACAGGATAAGCACTAAACGCTAATTGATCTCCAAAGTATGCACCCTCTAAAGTATCCTCGTCATATATAACAGCAATTATTGCATCATAAACAGTTGCTAATCCCATAATAACCTCCTAAAATACTTTAGTAAAACCTTTAAATATGTCCTTTAAACCTTTACGTAATATCTTTTTTATCTCTGCTTCTTTGTCTGTCAATGCAGGTTTTAAAAACGGATAATCCTTCTCGTGCTTTCTAGCATATTCCACATTTGAGCCTACCTCCACATTCATAGGAATTAACCGAGTAGCAATAGAAGCCCTTAACCTGCCAGTTAAAACGTGTGGTGTTTGATATATTTTAGCTGTTCGCTCTACTAATAAACCTGCTTTTAATAAAGCTTTATCAATTTTACTCTGAGCTTCTTCTCCAGCCATCCTAAATTTCTCAGCTAATTCTTTTCCTTGTATTACTTCTGCTCTTATCTTCATTATCCACCCTCGCTTAACAATGTATCATAAAATGTAACCCAATTAGGTGCCCTCTTAACTATATACTTTTTACTCCCATCTTCTATCTGGTCTCCAGATTTTATACTTTCAGTGGCCGCACAATGCATCTTGTGTGTTATCTTTAATCTCAAATAATCACTGCTAAAAATAGCTGGGTCAGACATACCAATAGGATATAAGCAACCTCTGAAAGTAGATATGAGAGTCCATGCCTCCACTTTAGAACCTGTTCCAGATGCCTTCCTATTCTGAGTCAGTGTTTTATTAAAAAATCTCTCAACTCCCATTATACCACCACATTTGCAAATCGAGTTAATTCATTTCTTATCTCATCTTTAATATTCCCTTCATTAGCATAAGTTACGCTATAAGGTCCAAGCTTCTCAGCTTTAACACCTTCACTCTTATCGTATATTTGTTTAACTAATCTTAGGCATAATCTTTCTACATCATCAGGAATAGCAGCCTGGCCACCATAATAGGTCATCCTTACATTTCCATGTCCTTTTGAAAAACCTATAGGATAATAAATATGGTCAGTATGAACTTTATAATCATCTTCATCTATTTCATTATCTCCTATCCAGAGTTCCCTAAAATTAGAAAGTATAACATTGTCGTCAACTGTATCATCTACAACAGCTTCGTCAAACCTCATATAAAGGGCAGACACTCCACTTGAACCTGTAGAAGTAGTAAATAATCCACTGTTTAAGTCTGAATCTTGAACTAATATTTTATCGCCTCCACCAGTTGAAGTTAAAAAGCCATCTATTATAAAACTGCCTCCATCCTTTCTTGTAACTGTTTTTCCAGTAGAACTCCAAGCTAATTCATCAAGGTTAACGGCTACAACCGGGAATTGGTCAAAATAAATATTTTCTTGTCCTAATCCATCGTGCCTTTCTTTTACATTTAATCTTGCCATAATCTTATTATGTAAAGCGTCCTCTATCATATCTGAAGCTCTATTTATTATATTCTCAACATAAGTATCAACTGCTCCACTGTCAGAAGTGAGTCCTAAATATGAATTGGCATTGGCTAATGTTGATAAAGCATAAGTGTCTAAGACTGAGTCAGCCATTTAATCACCTTCTTTAAAAATTGGGGCAGGGTTACCCCCACCCCTTTTGTTTAATTAGCTTCTATCCTGGAATATTCTGATATAGTCAACTTTCATGGTTCCAGTTCCAGTTTGAGTAGTAGTTTTTGTTTTAGATACATTGAAATAAGGTTGCACATTACCAATTGCTGCAGTCAATCCAGACATATCGCCAGTCCCAACTAATACACCATCAACATAGAATTTAACTGCCGCTATAGTGGTAGCGTCAATCCTAAAGATGTGATAAGTATTAGCGACTAAAACAGTAGAAGCATTATTATCAGCATCAGTACTAACGTTATCTTCGGTCTCCCAAAGTAAAGCAGTATTTGCAGTGCTCTCTACCTTGAACCAGGCAAAACAATCAACAGAATCAAGAACAGCATTGTGTTCTCCCGCAAGCCCGAACACTGCTTGCACGTGTTCAGTTCCAGTAAGAGGTAATACGCTAAAAGTTAACCTTGTCTCAAATATCAATCCCCGCTCAAGACTTAATGATTCCTGATTATTCCAACTTAATGCTGCAATCTGTGCTTCGTCAGTATTAGTTAACGCTAATACAGCAGTTCCGTTTAATTCGTCGGCTCCTTTTGTTACAGTTGGAGGTGCTCCCCCAACAATTACTTTAGCCCATTTACATCCACATTCTGCACCAGTAGACGAAGGAATAGCTACATCTGCTCCTAAAAAGTCATCATAAAACATTATTGGAAACATAGGAATCAATGACTCTTGAGTTACCTTGTCATAGACTACTGGAAATCCAGTATTGAACCAATTATACTTAGCCCTTGTCTTACTCATAATATTCATCTCCTTTCGCTTTTATTTAAAAAAGCAACCCTTTTAAGGTCAAAAGGTCATTTTTTTATTATTTTATTTTTAGGAGCACCTCTTAACATTTTGTCTTGAGGTGCCCCTTTTACTTGCTTCGCCTTTATCGGCTTTTTCTTTTCATAGAATTCGGCAATACTTTCTCTAATCAAGGCTTTGCCAGTATTATCAGATACTTCTATTGTTTCGCCTCGCAGATAATCTCGCCAATCTACAAAAAGTTTTACATACAAAGACATTTTAAAGACTCCTTTTGTTTATTTTTTAATCTATTGCTGTTGCTAACACATCTTGCGGATATCTTGGCTCAGATAGTATTGCAATTATAGTTCCCAACGCTGCTCCACTTCCGGTAGCCTCTACAATATTTACTGCTACATGATCATAGTCAGTTCCACCAGCAGCTACAACAGCAGCATCAACTTCGATTATATAGACTCCACCTTTTTTAGATGCAATCATAGCAAATCCACCAACAGCCGCAGTAGTTAACGTAAGTGGCACATCAGAACCAGCAGCAGGTGTAACTGCAGCAATTTGTGTCCTATATTTAAAAACTATTGGGGTTGCACAACTTGTATTTGAAACTCCAGCCAAAACCGTTAATGTAGAATCAGTATTTGCAACAGATGCCCCCGTTACAACTATAAAGGTGCATTTCTTGTAATTTTTCATATTTACTATATCTGTTACGCCAGTTGCAAAAGCAGTGGCCACAGGATCCAATACATTAACTACTTTATTTATCTCGCTCCATACGTTCATATTATTATCAACTCCTTTCCTATAATATTTTATAGAAGGGAGGGATTAACCTCCCCTCAATTTATTTTTTATGCTTCTCTTTCAGCCAATCCGACATAAGGACTTCTTGTAGTAGCTCCATCTGCCGCTAATATTCCACTATTCCATAATGGCTGTCCATCTATCCGTAACACAAATCTGAAAGTCTGTTCATCAGTCAAGAATGCTACATGGATAGAACTTGCTGCTTGCATCCCACCAGCTTTTTCGATTATAATATACTGACTCATATCAGCAAATATTATATCTCCAACAGAACCGAGTGCAGCACATTGTTCGATAGGCTCAACTGGTCTACCATACAATTCACCTGCTGGAGCTTTAATGAATCCCCCTGGTGGCATATATACTGGAAGTCCACCTAATCCTGCAGGAATAAACATTCTCTGTAATTGTGGTTCTACATCTTGGTTAACATACCATTTAGCCTTTACTCTATTTCTTGCAGGCATTAAATTCCACATACCCATTATATTCTCAGCTACAACAGTAGTGGCTTCTTGATCAGTTTCTGCAGCTTGCTGTACTAATCCACCACCATTCAAAATACCTAAAGGCATTCCTGCACCTGTTCCATTAACTACGGCATCGTCAATTCTCCATGCAAATTCATCTGCAAACATTTTAGATACAATAGCTTCTAAGGCAGGAGCATC